CTCGTAAAAGATGTTTCTTTATAGGTGTAAGAGAAGATGTTGCTGAGAAAGTTGGTATAAACTTTATGACCATGTATCAATTATATCCTGATAAGAATGATTTTAGAACTACACTTGGTGAAGCAATTAATGATGTAGTGAATGATGATAAAGAAGAACTAGATTATTTGTTTGATAAGATTAGTCCAGAAAAGGCTGTTGGTAAAACATTAATGAAAATGCCAAAGGATCCAGACAAAGTATTGACTGGTATGGATTACCATGACAAAGGTCATCACTTTAATTTAAAAAGATCAAGTTTAAGAAAACCTTGTCCAACAATTACTGCGATGGGTAATCTTGCTGGTGTTGCTGGTACTTGCCACCCACTAGAAGATAGAAAGTTTACTATAAAAGAATTAAAAAGAATTATGTCGTTACCTGAAGACTTTAAATTGACAGGTAAACATAAACAACAATCAGAACGGATAGGTCGTATGGTTCCACCGTTGATGATGAAGGCACTTGCTGAAAGTGTTTATAACAAAGTGTTAAAACCATATAAGGAGTTAAACAATGACTAAATTTACTTTTGCTACAAGTAAGGAAGGCTTTGATAATCACATAGACAAATCTGTTCGTGGTTATAGTCATTTATGGGGTGATATACTTAACCTATCAAAATATTTCGTAGAAGATTATACGCAAGTTGTTGATATGGGTTGTTCTTCAGGTAAACTTTTAAAAGGTATGATAGAACAAAACAATAAGAATATTCCTCACGCACAATACACAGGTATAGAAATAGAAGAAGATTTTTTTGGTGACTATTCACATGACGAAGAAAAGTATCATCAATTAAATTACTTTAGAGGTGATGTAAGAGAGTTTGATTTTCAAAACTGTTCTTTGGTTACTTCTATATTTACTTTACAATTTATGTCACCAAAAGATAGACAAGAAGTAATTAATAAAATTTACAAAGGTCTTAATACTGGTGGTGCGTTTATCTTTTCAGAAAAAACTTTTAGTTGTAATCCAAGGGTACAAGATATGATGACCTTTATGTTTTATGATTACAAAAGACAACACTTTTCTGATAAAGAAATACTTGACAAAGAAGTAACGCTAAGGCATATGATGAAACCAAATACAAAAACTGAATTGTATAAAATGGTACAAGATGCTGGCTTTGAAATACATACTTTTTGGCAGAACTTTAATTTCGTTGGTATCGTTGCGTTAAAGAAATAATAAATATTTCTATGGCGATACCTAAAACGAAGTACGAAGATTTGAAAGAGTATTACGATTATCAACGTAAGATAGCTTATAATAAAGAGTTAATATATCATATGGCTGATAGATTTCAAAACAGAGTCTATAATGACTTTGGTATGGTTTCGTTAGACAAATTAAAAGAGATATTGTGGACAAGAGTACAACCTGAAGACTATGAAGAGCCAAGAAAAGGTTATGTACCAGAGGATCCTAAATTGAGAGTAGAAGGTGAGGGTAAAGCGCATTTACCAGCACTATATTATGATAAAATGATGGATAAAGATGATGACTTTAAGGGTTGACATTTTAAGTAGAATGATATATAATAAGAACAATAATTTATGGAGGAATTGAAGTGAGTGATTTTTTAAAAGATATAATTAAAGAAACTGGCAATGAATATGCTGGTTTAGTAAGTGATGGTATTGACAGCGCTGATGTCACAAGTTTTATAGACACAGGCTCGTATTCATTTAACGCATTACTATCTGGTAGTATCTATGGTGGTATGCCAGGAAACAAGATTACAGCAATCGCTGGTGAAGCCGCAACAGGTAAAACATTTTTCGCACTAGGTATATGTAAAGCATTTTTAGATAAGGATCCTGAAGCAGGTATTATCTATTTTGAATCAGAAAGTGCTATCTCAAAAGATATGATTGAGACTAGAGGTATTGATTCCAAAAGAATGGTTATCGTACCAGTTGCCACAGTACAAGAATTTAGAGCTCAATCAATTAAAATATTAGACAAGTACATAGAACAACCAGAGAAGAATAGAAAACCTTTGATGTTTGTACTAGACAGTTTAGGTATGTTATCTACTACAAAAGAAATGGAAGATACTGCCGCTGGTAAAGAAACAAGAGATATGACTAGATCACAAATAGTCAAGTCAACATTTAGAGTATTAACATTGAAACTTGGTAAAGCAAACATACCAATGATTATGACTAACCACACATATGATGTCATAGGTTCAATGTTCCCTCAAAAAGAAATGGGCGGTGGTAGTGGTTTAAAATACGCAGCCTCATCAATCATCTATCTTGGTAAAAGAAAAGACAAAGAAGGTACCGAGGTCGTTGGAAACATTATACATTGTAAAAATTTTAAATCTAGGTTAACAAAAGAAAACGCACAAATAGATGTAAAACTTACTTACAAAAAAGGTTTAGACAAATATTATGGTCTTATAGAACTCGGTGAAGAAGCTGGTATCTTTAAGAAAGTATCTACAAGATATGAAATGCCAGATGGGTCTAAAGTCTTTGGTAAGAACATCAACGATAATCCAGAGAAGTATTTTACAAAAGAAGTGTTAGACAAAATAGATGAACAAGCAAAACGAAAATTCCAATACGGATCAGACGAAGACACCGAGTAAAAGATACGCTTTTGCTCAAAGACAAGGTGACGACTTTAGTTGTATAAAACTTATGGATGGCCAGTACGAAGGCATCATCTATAAGTACAACAATGTAAAGTTTTCTTCAACAGAAAATGCGAATGGTGAAATACCTTTAAAGTTTACCTATGATGTTATGACTAATCCTAATGAGGAAGATGTTAAATCAGATGACTTTAGAAATTATATAGGTGACATATTAGTTGAATGTGTTGATGAACAATTAAAGAATGGACAATTACAAATAGATGATTAAAAGAATACACATAAACCAACATAAGATTAGAAGTAATAAAAAACATAATTTAGATGAACCAGTAATTACTGTTAAGACTTCTAAATCAAATAATTATGCGCATTCGGTAGAAATAAAAGGTCCAAGTAAAATTGTTTATAGTCCAGACAAACCTTTAAGTTGTGGAGCAAAAGTTTGGATAGAAACAGAATCAGAAGTGGTATTAAATGAACGATAGATTAGAAACAACAATATTAAATAATCTATTCTTTAATGAAGACTTTACAAGAAAAGCTATTCCATTTCTTAAAGAACATTATTTTTCTAAAAGAGACGAGAAGATTTTATTTATTGAAGTAGAAAAGTTTTTACACAAATACAATAATCTACCTACTAAAGAATCTATATTAATTGAACTTAACAATAGAAAAGATTTAAACGAAGAAGAATACAAGAACGTAAAAGATTTAGTTGCTACCATATCGAATGAAGAAACAGATTTACAATGGTTGTTAGATACAACAGAAAAGTTTTGTAAAGATAGAGCTGTTCATAATGCTGTATTAGAAGGTATTAAAATTTTAGATGGTAAAGATAAAACTAGAACACCAGAGGCATTACCTAGTTTATTAGGTGAGGCGTTAGGTGTAAGTTTTGATAAACACGTTGGGCATGATTACATAGAAGATGCTCAAGCTAGATTTGATTGGTACCATACAAAAGAAAAGAGATACCCATTTGATTTATCATACTTTAATAGAATTACAAAAGGGGGTATACCTAGTAAGACTTTGAATATTGCTTTGGCTGGTACTGGTGTTGGTAAGTCTTTGTTTATGTGTCATGCTGCTTCATCTTTCTTAACACAAGGTTTAAATGTATTATACATTACTTTAGAAATGGCTGAAGAACGTATCGCTGAAAGAATAGACGCAAATTTATTTGATATATCAATGGACGATATTAGAAGTATGCCAAAAGAATTGTATGATAGTAAAGTTAAAAAATTAGAAGATAAGACAAATGGTAGATTAGTTATTAAAGAGTATCCTACTGCGTCAGCTCATAGTGGTCATTTTAAAGCATTAATAAATGAATTAGCGTTAAAGAAAAGTTTTAAACCACAAGTGATCTTTATTGATTATCTTAACATATGTGCGTCTAGTAGATTTAAAGGTGGTAATATATCATCTTATTTTTATATCAAAGCAATCGCTGAAGAATTAAGAGGTCTTGCTGTTGAACATGATGTTCCAATCTTTAGTGCAACACAAACAACTAGAACAGGTTTTGTAAGTACAGATATTGGTTTAGAAGATACATCAGAGTCGTTTGGTTTACCAGCGACAGCTGACTTTATGTTTGCTCTTATGTCAAACGAAGAACTAGAAGGTCTAGGCCAAATGAAAGTAAAACAATTGAAGAATAGATATAATGACCCAGCGATTAATAGATCATTTATTATAGGTGTTGATAGAGCTAAGATGAGATTATATGATACTGAAAATTCAGCACAAAATATAGTAGGTGGTAAAGAATTAAAACAAGAAGAAAACTATCCTACACCAGAACAATCGTATGAGAAGTTTTCCGATTTTAAATTATAATGGCTAAAAAA